CGCGGGAGTAGATTTGCTTCCCATTCTCTCTCTCCAAATAGCGGCAATCCTCGCGCCGCAGCGACAAGATCACCAAGCTGCCATCAGGATGACCACCCTCGATGGAAGCCACTTCTGTAAATCCAAGATGCTTGTCAAACTTCAGCGCCCGCTTGTTGCCTGACGGCACAGCGCCAATTACCACGTTCAGCTTTGCGGTGTTGAAAGCGTAATCGAACGTGCAGCGCAAAAACTCGCGGCTAACCCAGTTACCCTCGCCCGCAACGTGCATCTGGCACGACGCGCCGTTCCAGTTGTCAAAGCCCACCACGCCAATAATTTTGCCGTCCTCGGTGATATTTCCAAGGCAGCGCAGGTTCGGCGTAGGGACGTACTGGATGCGCTGGCAGAGCCAGGCACCAAGAACGTCATGTGGGCCAAATACGATCATCAGTACAGGTTCCAAAGGGCAGAATCTGAGTCGCCCATGTTTTGATAATAGTTTTGCAGCGATGAATACTCATTACCGCCGATGTTCAGCACTTCAGGCGGCGGGTTGTACGACTGATACCCGCTGGTGAAATCCATGTATGGGTTATAGTGATTTTGGATTTCAAACGTATTCGGCGTGCCGTCGTAGTTATACGATGTAACAGTCTGCGGTCCCATGTCCGTGTAGTAATTGCCCTGCGTAGGCGCAACGCTCTGCTGCGGCTGCTGGTAGCTGGACGCAACAGGAATTGACGGCAGTCTTGCCGGTGCGCTTGGAATCCTGCTCATGTTAGGCAGCGCGGCAGGCTGAAGCTGCGGAGCAACGTAAGCGGGAGCGTTAGTCTGCGCGGCAGCGCCGCCCTGCCACGGATAGGCCACGGCCTGATACATGCTTTGCTGCGGCACAGCGCCGCCCTGTGGCGAAGCCCCGCGCAAAGCCGCAATAAGTGCGCTTCCTTGGGCCATTACATTACGCCTCCCATTTGTCCCATGATATGATAGCTGGAAAACGTGGTGGTGCCGCCAAGGCCGCGCACGCGCATACGCAGCGAGCCGTAGTAGCCCAAACCAGTGATGCCAATCCACGTTTCATAAACACTGGACAGAGAGGACCATTGCGCCAGGTTCCACTTGCCTTCGTCCCACTCGGAACTTGGGCCTTTTACAAACGACGGAAAGCCAGCAACATTTCGCGTCGAATACTGCGTATTGAGCCGCGCCTTTATCGCGGGAGCCTGACGCGCGATAAAGATAGGCCGCGCCATCAGGAACTGCTTTAGCTGCCCCGGCGTGTCATACGGGTTGAACGCAGGCTGCATTTCTCCGTCCACCGGCTGACCAACGGAACCATCCGTTTCAACCTGGTCCAGTTCGCCAGTGAATCCAACGGCCACGCGGTTGTCGTCAGTGGCAAAATAGAACTTGTTTTGGAACAAACAGCACGAAACAATCGGCATGTTCGACAGGCTGCACCACGCGCCAGTACCGACATTCATGGCGTACTGCTGATAGACCGCGCCTTGCGGTGGCAGCTTCACCATCAATATTTCCTGCGCCGTAATGATCTGCAAATCAAAGGCAGCTTCGTCTTTCAGCTTGGTTACAAGCGGCGACAAAACAGGCTGCACTTTGGCAGACGGGCCTTGCGACAGATCGGCAGAAAACGCGCCGTTGACAAGCCTGGAAACCGGGATCAACCCAAGTTCCGACAGGATCATCACTTCGCCGCCGTATGACGTATAAAAGCGCCCGTATTTCGGCACCGGGCCGATGTACCACACGCCCTTTTGACCAAAATCGTTGGGATCTGCCGGGTCTGTGCCCTGCCACACCGAAACGTCGCCTTCGGTTCCAACAGCAACAAGGTAGTCATCAACGCCAAGGCCGCTGTCCAGCGTCCAGTTAATAAGGGCGCAAACATGGCCGCCGTTGCGCAGCATTTGACCCATTTCGAACGGGTCTGCATGGCCCGTAATGGCGTCAACGTCGCGCATGTAATAAACTTCGGAACTATCCTTAATGGTGAACCAGACGCGGTTTTTCCAAACCATTACGGATGTTGGGTCGGCAGGAAGGCCATTTGGAGATTGCTGCGTCCAGGTCGAACCGTCGTAGGTCCAGTAGCCCGCACCTGGGGAAACAGCCAGCAAAAAATTGCCAGCGTTGTTGGAGAACTGAACGGTGCTCCACAAATTTTCGTCTGAGCCAGTAGCAGCCTGTGACACAACGGGCGTTTCATTTGTAACGTCCCAAATGTCGCCACCGCTTGCAGCAAAAAGTTTGCTTTCACCAATTGAAGAATTGTAGGAAAACAGAGACGGAATAGATTCTTCCAGCGCCTCTGTGTGGTACTGCCAGCCCGCACGCAACTGTGCGCCCGTGCGCTTTGGTATGAAGTTGTCAAGGATAAGCGCGTCCTGCACCGGCATCGCCGCAATCGAGTCGCGGTAGTTCAGCCCGCCAACCGGCGCAGGCGACATGCGAAGCATGGCAACCTGTGACGCTGCGGATTTTCTGGGCGACTTGTTGGGGCGTAGCGGGGTCAGGGGCACTAGACGCCTCCGAACCCGGTGTCAGGCACGCTGGTCAGCACGTTGATGTACGGGAAGCCGTAGGTGCGGACCATCGAAAGTACAGGAGCGCCCTTCTCCTGACCCCAGCGGTTTTCAAGGCTCAAGTGGAAATCGCGCATCGCGGCGCTGCTGTCTAGGCCCTTCATTTCCAGCCACTTCGCGCGGGCAAACAGCGTGACAAGGTACGAATCCAGCAGGATTGTGTCGCCGTTCTTGGTCGCGCGGTTCTTGTAAAGATCAGGGTTGTCCTGGTCACGCACCCACGCGTAGGACTGGTAGTAGAACGTCAAGTCCTGCGCAGCAGTCGGCGGCGACAGGATGTAGATGCTGTTGCCGCGCACCTGCCAGTAAAACGACAGCGTAGGCAGCACCTGGCGCACAATAAGCTGTTGCCACATCTGCGGGGAAATTGGACCAATGGCAGGCCACTGGTTCGTGCTGTTCCACTGGGTCTGATCCACCCAGTCGTAAAAATCTTCAGGAAGCGGAAACGCCTTCTGCGCCTGTCCAGGGCCATCGGCAACGATGGACATGGTGTAAGGCTTGGTTAATTCCTGCCAGTCGTACATGGACAGAAGGTCCAGGCCAGCCATATTGACTGCCTGAACCATCTGCTGCACGGAAGTATCCTGCGAGCCAGCCGGATCGCTCGGCGTTTCGTAACTCACCATCTGCGCGAGGTTTTGAACAATCGCGGCGAGTGTCGAATCGTTAACGATCTGGAAAGCCATTACGCTTATTCCTCAGACTTTTCGGCTTTGCCAGCCTTCTTACTCATCATGCGGGTCAGGGTTTCGATCTGCGCCTGCATTTCCTCAATCTTCGCGTCACGGTGCTTCAGTTCTTCGTTCATCTTTTCAATGGGCGCGTTGCCCTTTGCCAATTCAATGAACACATTGGCCGCACGCTTGTCCTCAGAGAAGCCGAAAAACTTCTGTCCCACGCTGTCAGCAGCACTGGCAAGCTGCTCAACTGTGGTGATGTTGAAATACTTGTATTCCTCAACCTTAGAAGGCGTCATCTTTGGCAGTGCGGAAAGCGGCGTGCCTTCAACAACATTTCCTGCGCCAGCCTTCCACTTGGCGTACTTGTCTGCAAAGCGGCGGGCATGGAGATCGTTTACAGGCGTATCAGTGATTTCCAGCTTGTTACCGGGAACCATGATTTTGATGTAGTCAATCTCTTTGTAAATGGCACGCCCAGCTTCGGCGCTTGCGCCAGGCTGAACCACAGGCTTGCGGTAAAAGCTGACAATCAGCTTGTCGTCGCCAGCGTGGCGGCTTTCGTCAAGGCCCGGAGCGTCAGGAACAACAGACCAGTCAGTAGGCATCGTGGCGGTGGCAATCGCAGACATTTTTTGTCCTTCTTTTGGTTAATAGAAAAAGTGGGGCCGAAGCCCCACTAATTAAGCGTTCGTTTCAATCTTCAGGTCAGCGGTGGTGCTAGACGCACCAATACGCCAGCCACTGATCGAATCCCCATCGCTGCCAGTCTTCCCGATGCCTTGGCAAACGGCACCAGTGTCTTGAGAGGCATTTGTGTCAACAACAGCGGGATAAGCAGCAGAAACGGCAGAACTGTAAGTCGCGGCCATATTTCACCTCTTAAAAAGACCTTGGTGGACGGGGGTTCACCCAGCCCACCAAGGCAAGGTAAACCCCCACCACGGGGTCAGTTAGTTCTGGATGCGGCCCTGGAACTGAGCGCCAGAACAAGTCAGGTTGCCAGCCCAAGCCAGAATCTGAACTTCAGCGTCCTGGTTGATGGCGTAGCGGCGGTTCGGGCTGAGAGCCACCATGTTCCGGTTCTTATGCGGACGCATAAAGATGTACTTGGTGTTCAGCATGAAGCCAGTCGCAGCCGGGCAATAGCCACCGATGCCACCGTCAAGGACAACATCGCTGTCCATAAACTTGATGGTCGGGAAGCCAAGCTCGCCCGTCTTGGGGTCGGTGAAGCGCTGCTGCGCCTGCAACGAACCCATGAAGTACGACCAGTAGGTGTTGTCCAGAACCACCAGGTCAGGACGATCCGAACCGCGAACCAGCGAGGCCCACAGCTTGTTCAGCGCAGCCTGAATGGTGGTGGCCGAAGGCGTGACCGACTGGGCGCTGAAGTCGTACAGGCCCGAACGCCAGAACGACCAGGTGGCACGATCAATGCCGCCATAGGTGCCGGTGGTCGGGTCGGACGGCACAGCGGCGTCAAGGCCGGTGATTTCCTTACCGCTGGAACCAGTGCCATCGCTGTAGACAGACTGAGCCAGCTTGTTCGCCATCGTGCTTTCGGCCACGTTCAGGCGGGCTTCCAGCAGGTCGATGAAGGCTTCCTTGCCGGAGTTCTGGAGCATTTCCAGACCCGACATGACAACCGGGCAAGCAAGCTGCTTGATGTTGAATTCGGCACCGCTGATAACGTCCGACGCGGCAACCGGCAGCAGATCGTAACCGGAATAGAAACCGGCGTTTCCGTTCTGGGCAAACGACAGTTCCTGAAGGATCACGTTACCGCCGCCAAACGGCTTCACGTTGCCGCGCTGGTTTAGCTTGGCAAGCAGAGCGTTGTTCTTGGTGACGTTATCCGCAATCTGGCGGGTGCGCGACTGGATGGTAGTCGCAATGATGTCCGTGACGGACGTATTGGCAAAAGCCATTGTAGTTTCTCCATGACTGATCGCCCGCTTGGGGCGGTTGGGTTAAAGACACATCGCTTCGTTGCAGACGAACGATATGGCTCAGTCATGTTCCGGCTAGGCCGGATGGCATCGGGGCCAAGAAACAGAGGGATGGGGCTTGCGCCTTCCGCCCTGGCTGTTGCTGCACGCTTTGGCTCTTTGGCAGGCCCCTCGCAGGCGATGGCGCAATAAAATTGCGTTCGGCCCTGATTGGTTCCTGCCTGGAACCTGTGTCATTATTGCCACACCTGCTGGTGTGACTTTAACAACACACCTTGTTGTAACACTATCGGCTATGGGCCGCAAGCGCAGCCTCAATGGCAGAACGGATGTTGAGCGCGGCGTTCGTTGTCGGTGCCGCGAGCGCCGGGCTTCCCGTCACCTGTACAGCCGCAGCCTTGGCCCGCTGCGCCGTTTCCGTCATGCGCTGCCCGCCCTGCTGCTTAGACCGCGCCTGCAAAACAGCCCGCACTTGAGGGTTTGTTAGGCACGCCTGATCATATGCCTCCTGCAAGGTCAATTCCCGGCCACGGCGCTGGGCCACTTCCATCAGGTCGGCCATGTCCTCGCGCACATCGTTGGCAAATTCGGCTTGCGACAGGAAGTTCTGAACCTCGCCCTGCGCCTCCTGCGACACCCGCTGCTGCTGCATCTGCTGGGCCTGCTGGAACTGGTTCATAAACTGCTGAACCGGTGCCATCTGCTGCTGCACAGCCTGCTGCACCGCCATAACTTGCGGGTCCATCTGCGGCATCTCGCCCACCAGAGCCTGGTCCAACTGCTCAATAAAGCCCTTGCCAAACCGGCCAATGCCAAACTGCTTGACGATGCCAGCCACCATGTTCGCCAAATCCGGGGCCGGGGCCGTCCGCAGACGCGCCGCCGTCGCCATGACATTCGCCACCGCCTGCGCGTGGTTGCTGCCTTCGGCCTGTATGAACATTTCGTAAGGCGAAATAGCCTTGGCAATCGTGTCGGCGTACTTCCGCGCTTCCGCCGTTTCCTTTAGCG